TGGTGGTAACAGGAACATTCTCGGTGTGAATAAATTTAAGCCATGTGCCTTACAGAACGTAGATATCAACTACACTCCAGAGGGACAATGGATGGCATATGAGAATGGTATGCCAATATCTGTCATGATGACTCTTAGATTTGCTGAACTTGAACCCATATATGATACAGATTATAGTGAGGATATTGCTAGAGATAGACAATATGATCCTAACGATCCAGAGTCGATTGGAGATTTAATGCCAATAAGTATTATCAAACAAAACAGTCCATATTCAACAGATATAGGTTACTAAAATGTCGAAAGGTTATTTTTCTTATTTCCCAGATATAAATTACGTCTCTAGGACTACAGATAGATCAGCTAATGATGAGTTTATCCCTGTCAAGAATATTTTTAGAAGGCCTAAGCTTCGTGATGATCTTGAGAGTGTTCTCACAGCATTTGAAGATTACATGATTATTGGAGATGACAGACCAGAACAAGTTTCTGAAAAAGTATATGGCGATCCTAGATTTGATTGGGTTATTCTAACAACAAATAATATTACTAAGATTCAAGATCAATGGCCATTAAACTCCAACGACTTCCAAAGATACATCTTTGATAAGTATGGCACTGAGGAAAAGTTATCTGAGATCCATCACTATGTTACCGAACTATTAGTAGATGACAATTCTAGAGTGGTAGTTCCAGAGGGTTTAGTTGTAGATTCTAATTTTGAAAGCAGATATCTAGAGAGAAACTTTGCAAGACAAGAGGAAGTTACTTTTAGTGGTAGTAGTTTAAATGAATTGTCTAGTGTTGATAATGCTGGTACAGTTAGAGATTCTAATGGTAATATAATCTCACATACTAATGTGTTTGCCGTCAGTAACTATGAGTTTGAAGAGAATGAAAATGACGCTAAGAGAAGAATTAAAATATTACAACCACAGTTCTTAGAAGTTGCAGTTGCTGATATGAATAAAATTATGAAATATAAAAAGTCTGGCGACTTTATCAGTGCCAGACTTAAAGGAACATATAACCCAAGACTTAGTGGGTCATAAATTTATTCTTCTGCGAGTTTCTGAAAATAACTTAGAGCATCATCCTCATCTTCTGTTGTTACAGTTGCAGCAGCAGATAGATTAGATATTTCATCTAGTTCATCAGCAGATGGACGATTTAACCCTTCACTTAGATCTTCTAGATCTTCAGTGTCAACTTTAGGTGTAACTACTTTCTTAGTTCCTAAAACAGCATCCAAACGTCCTTTGAGTTCATCATAAGTTTTAAACTGATCAGGAGCAGTAAACTCACTTAAATCATAGATCTTGTCGTAGATCTTTTCTAGTTCAGCATCATCATCTAGAAGTGCCTCAGTCTTTCCAAACTCTGAGCTATCATAGTTCCAGAATCCAGCGACCTGTTTGATCTTTAATTTGAAGTTAGCACCCTTCCAAAAATCGAATGGGTTGATTGGTTCTTCATCTTCAAACTCAGGTTGCATTGCAGCAGTAATCTTATCAAAGATTTTTTTACCAAACTTATATAGTTTGACTTCTCCTTCGTTCTCAGGATTTGCAGAATCTTTTACGATATAAACATTGGCGTAGTAAGATAACTTACGTTTCTGTTTACGAGCAATATCTTTATCAGATTCACGACCACTGTTCCAAAGAGTTCTGTTTAGTTCCCCTACAGGATCGTTTTTACCAACAGTAGTTAAACTGTTTTCAATATACCAACCACCTGGCCCTTGAAATGCATGACTCCATACTTGAGTCCATGGCAATTCAGCATTGGCATGTGCAGGGAGGAATCGAATAACTGCGTATCCGTTACCCGCTTTATCTACAGCTGGTTTCCAGAGGCGTTCATCTGTATTACTTCCGCCTTTTTCGTTGAGTTTCTCAACTTTTTTCATCAATCTCTCTGTAAGAGAGCCTGCTTTAGATTGTTTCTTTAATGCAGCAAATGACATTTAGTATTCTCCGTATTTTTGTATTGTTGGATTGTTTGTATTATAACATGTAATGATGTATTAGTCAATCTGGTATATCTTTTTCAAGTTTATCCAGAGTGGTAGAAAGAGTATCAAAAAATGCATTGATATTCTGACCATCTTTCAATCCTAGAAACTTTGCAGATTCTACGATTTGTTTTTTCATTTCAATGGCATCAGCATCTTCCTTCTCTAGTGACAAACGAAACATAAAGTTCCTTTGTTTTTCGAGAAGTTTTTTCATTTTATTAATATACAGATGCCCCTCTTCTGAGGAAGGATCTCTCATTCCTCTGACAGCGATACCTGTCATAATATCTTCTTGTAACTCCTGTATCTCGGCCATTGCGGCACGGACTGCTGGAGCTTTAAAAAATTCACTCATTAATAGTCCTGATGTTATTACTATTTATCTGTTTTAGATGCCCACATAGGTAGGTATATCAGGGTAAAAGCACTACCCCAGAAGGCGAGAAAGACGTATAAATGACTACCTCTATGAGGTGAAAATGCAAACCCTAAGGCTACAACAATCACCCAAACGTAGTCTACTATACCATGAAAGGTTTGCCAACCATCACCGTATTTTTCTATAAGATTATCTCTCTGTTTTGCCGCCCATGGCGACACATGCCTCATCATCACAAATCCCTCATTGAGAAACATGATGGTGAACCCTATCCAGAATATCATAGCGGTAATTTAGATCTAGAAGTTCTCTTAAGATAATTTAGTTCAGTTGCTTCTGCTTTCAATTTATCTTTTAGAGGTTTAGAAATTAATTTACCTACCGACTCAAACTCGATATTCTTTTCTTCACAATAACTTACCAGAGCCTCAATATAATTAAGGTCAGTAGTAAGTACAAGTTGCTCGATGTCACTTGTGAATTTATTCTGACAGAGAAATTTCTCTTTCAGTAGTTCGTTAACTTCCTTCTCCATACTCTCCGAGTTTGTGGGTGACAAATTCTTTAATATACTTGGTAAGAAGCTTAATATAGTCACTTTTGTTTCTTTTTTCATAAACTTTTACATCTCCATTTTCACATACCATTAAGGTAACAATCTTCTCTACAGCAATACCTGTCATTTCATAGTACATACAGGCATACGCAGTCTCTTGAACGAAGTAGTTTTGACACCACTTCTCTGGTTTTATCTTCTTAGATGTCTTGAAATCTATAATAGCTAACTCACCATTATATTCTGCAATACAATCAACTCTTCCAGCAATACCAAAGTATTCAGAATACAGAGGTTTTTCTAATGCGTGAATATTATTTATGTTATCTAAAGATTTCTTCCCATGAAGGAATAGTGCCTTAGTTGTTGGAAGAACATCATCAAGAGTATTGATATCCCTGTTCAAAAGATATTGTTCTACAAGATCGTGAAATCTAGTTCCTCTTCCTGTAGCGACTTTTGTTATCTTGTTAGCTTCCTCTTCACCAACCCTCTTACGCCAGTTAATAAATGTCTGACGATTATAGAAACTTGTTATAGAGGTAATAGAAGGAGCCTTCTTTCCACTCGGAAGAGTGTAATATCTAACTCCATCTATAGTATTGGCTTCTAACTCAAAATCACCAAGTTTATTCAAGTGTGTAAACATTATAAAGACAAAGCGAGTTTAGTAACCAAGTAGTTTCTTACTAATCCTGATCTAACAATATCATCAAGACCAAATTCAATTATGCCAAAATCATCTTCCATGATCTCGATAATTCTTTTGAAATCTAAGATACCATTCTTCTCGTTGGATTTTGTAAGATCCGTTTGAGTAGAATCACCGCAAAATATTATCTTACAGTTATCACCTACTCTTGTTATTATACTATCTAATTCGTGAAAATTCAAGTTTTGCATCTCATCTACTAACACAATGCAATTATCAAGTGTTGTTCCCCTGATAAATGATGTACTCCAGAATGAAATAGTCTCTTGAGCTTTTAAATTACCGTATAACATTTCAAAGTCATTGTCTGATGGCATTTCAAACATATACTTTACCATATTCTTATATGGAATCTGATAGAGTGATGACTTATCTTCATGGTCGCCTGGCAAGAAACCAATCTCTCTTGTGGAAACCAATGACCTAACAATATACACCTTATCATATGGTGTCATTTCGTCAAGCACATCTCTGAGTGCTAGGTACAAACTAATAAAAGTCTTACCAGTTCCAGCACAACCGTACCCAAATATATTCTTTCCTTTTGCATAGTGAT